ATGGGTCTTTGGGGTTTCGTTGACTCATATAGAAATGGTGGCAATCACGCCTGTCAGCCTCATCTGGGTCGTAGTATCCCTCGCAATCTTCCACATCCTCGTAGCCGTCTATATGTGGCTTATTCGGTCTTCTCATCTCATCACCTCCTTAATTTGATGTTTTTTAGCTAGGTGCTTCAGCATATAGTCCTTTCTTTTTGTGGAATACTCGCAGTAGTTACAGTCCAGTCGTTTTGTAACATACTTACTACCGAAAAACCGAACCTCATTATAGTGTTGCCCTTCTGATATGCTAACACTCATCTCATCACCTCCTATTAGTGGTTACTATCGTTAAGATAAACCTTGAAACTCCATATTCTTGATGGTGAATGTAGGTGGAGGTTAAGCTGTGGTATAGGGCATCGCAGGAAAACATTTAACTCAATGCCTATTAGCCCCTTTACTACCAACGCTACCGACTTGTTAAACTTTAATACTCTCATCTCTCACGCTCCTTTCTCTACAATCCTAGTTAGCAAGTCTTAGCTTCTTTATTGTCTCTCTCAATTCAGCGTTCCTTGCTTTAAGCCTTACTATCTCGTCCCTAGCTTTCTCTAGTCTATCCTCAGTTCGTATTTCCCGCTTCTGGATAGCCACCATATCATTTCTACTCATACCTGGTATTGGCATCTTCTGTGCCCTCCTACTTTATTTCTACAATCCTAATTACTGAGGGTGGGGTGTTTTATTTTAGAATGTTCCCAGTAATCTCAATTCCTGTTGGTGGTAATCTGTAATCAGATTTAGGTATCTTCGTCCCATTCTAATGTGAAAGGTGTTTTCCTCTCTCTCTTTTTTGCGAGTTAGCCTGACACAAGCCCTAAGCCAAGTCCTCTCTTTAGGTGTCAGCTTTTTAGCTCTCCTAAAGACAATCTCCACAAAACCATCCTTCTCTATTTCAACAAAGGTATGTGGCTTGGGGTTAGTTGGGGTGATTGAATTGCATTGATATACTCTATACATCATCTACTCCCATCTCCCACCCCCAGTAATTAAGACTGTAGGTTGCTATTCGGTTGTTAAGGTGCTATTTATTTGGGATAGTCGTCTATAAGACTGGCGATAAGTTTGCTTTCTACTAATACTTCCTTTCCTTAACCCTTACTACATTCACAATACCACACTAACTAGGCACTTGTCAAGCCCTTTAGTAAGCATTCTAACTAGATAACTAAAAATAAATGGTAGCAATATACAGGAGCCGATGCCCGGTATAGCGAATGGCTGGACACCATACATAATAGAGTATCCTCCACTGAGCTGAGCTGTATGAGGCTGAGTAGAATAGAACATTCGCAGACCATATGAGCTAAATCCTTTACGCCTAGAACTAAGGAGTTGACAAAACCCTGAGACTGTGATATGGTTGACACCGAGAGGATAAACTATGTGCTCTGGCAAATAGGTCAGAGCTTTTTTCATTATAAACCAGAGGAGTGCCTATGCCGACATTGGTGTCATAGGTGGGATAAAGGTGGGTATATAGTGCTAGTGTAGCTCAACTGGTAGAGCGGGTGTTTTGTAAACATCGGGTCGTGGGTTCGATTCCTACCACTAGCTCCAGGGAGTAGATATGAAGGAACTAACTCAGAAGCAGGAAAACTTTGTCAATCTTATATTCCAGGGGAAGACTCAGCGTGAGGCGTGGATTGGCGCGGGTTACTCCTCTAAGTATGCTCCTTCTATCATCGATGCGAATGCCTGCAGACTAGCACACAAAAGCAAAGTTGAAGCAAGGCTGGAGGAAATGCGGCAGGAGGTCAAGAGCACCCTAATCGCTGATGAGACTGAGCGCAAGGAAATACTCTCTGAAATAGCACGGGCACGCCTAACAGACTACACCACCTGCGGGCCAGACAGAGACATTACCAGTGTTGGCCCAGAGTCGCCTAACACAGCAGCATTACAGGAGATTACTACTCACACGGACTATGACAAAGACGGAGCAGGGCAGGCGGTCGTTACTAAAGTCAAGCTCCACGACTCAGTGAAAGCCATAGCAGAGCTAAACAAAATGGAAAAGACATACTCCGATACGCCTATATTACAGGACAACCGCACAATCAATATCTATATAGCCGAGGGTGGGAAGCGTAAACTAGAGCAGCTAATGGCTGGTCAGAAGCCCACACAGTCCGAATCTGAGCCTTTAATTGAAGGCACTAGTGTAATTGTATAGGGGGGATAAGAATGCCTTATAAAGACAGTGAGAAGCGTAAGCAGGCGTCAAGAGACTCAATGGCCAAGAAGCGTGAGGGGTTAACATCGGGGGTTAACACTTCGGAGGGGTTAAAGACTCAATGGCCAAGAAGCGTGAGGGGTTAACATCGGGGGTTAACACTTCGGAGGGGTTAACAGGAAAACCAGGGGGGTTAACATCAAAGGGTGAGACATTGATTGAAGATGTTGCCAGCATCACGGGAGCTGTTAAAGTAGAGGGCAAGTATCCACCAATTGTCTATGCCCTGGCGGACCCAGAGAAACGGGAGAAGCTAAGGACAATATGCCAGCACTTATCGGTCAAAGGTAAGAGGAATTATCTAAAGGGTGTCTGGTATGGCTGCGGGTATAAGCCGGTAACAATGAAGACTGTCAATGGTTTATTGGAGGCCGTTAGTTGACAGAGAAGAAGTTAATCCTTACCACGGTATTTGACCAGCTTAATACAGCTTGGCTAGATGGTAAACGGAGGTTCTTCACAGATGGCGGGACATCGGCCTCCAAGACATACAGTATAATGCAGTTCCTCATTCTACTACTAGAGCACTACAAAGAGCCGTTAATAGCCACTGTGACCTCGGAGAGTATGCCTCATCTCAAGCGTGGTTGTATACGGGATTTCATCACCATAATGGGTGAGGACTTAATACAGTCCTGCTGGAATAAGAGTGATTTCATCTATACCTTCCCTAAGTCGAAATGCAGAATGGAGTTTGTCTCAGATGACCACTCGGAGAAGTTCCTCGGTGGTAGACGGGACATACACTTCTGGAATGAGCTAAACAACATCAAGAAGAAGTCCTATATGGAGGGCGACCTCAGGACAAGGCTGTTTACCATTGGAGACTGGAATCCTTACGGTGAGTTCTGGTTTCACGATGACAAGATAGCTAGTGAGGAGGGGAATGTCTACCTCGGTGGGCTGACATATAAGGATGTGCTTGAAGTAGTGCCAAGTAGTGTAATCCAGACAGTTGAGAGCTACAAGGACAAAGACCCTAACTACTACAGGGTGCACGGATTAGGCTTACTGGGCAAGCTAGAGGGGTTGGTGTAGCCTCACTTCAAGCAGATTGATAGGCTACCAGATGGCGTTCACTTCTACGGACTTGACTTTGGCTTCGCCTCTGACCCCACTGTATTAACCAAGAACCTTATTGTCGGTGACAACCTCTACTCTCAAGAGATGTTTTATAATACTAATGGATTAACAAACGATGATATAGCTAGAGAGATGAGTTTATGCGGTGTTAAGAGTGGTGAGCTTGTCAGGTCAGACAGGGACGAATTAAAGAGTGCTGAGGAGCTATCTCGGTTAGGGTTCAATGTCCAGCCTGTTGATAAGGCATACTATGGTAGACGATATAGGATAAAGAAGGTTAATGAATATCACCAGCATTGGACCAAGGATTCCCTGAACTGTATCAAGGAGCAGAGGAACTATAGATACATTGAGGATAGGCAACACCCTGGACAGTATACTGAGAACACGACACACCAATGGAGTCACGGAATGACCAGCAGAGAGTTTGCAGTTTCTAGCTTTATACCAGGGACGATACGAAGTGAGATAGAAGTTACATGTTGGGAGTAACAATATGGGATTAACTGACGCAGCGAAAATAGTTCAGCAGGTTACTGACCGTGAAGGGGAACTCCAGCCTTTATTTGGACGCTTTAATACCGACTATAAGCGTATTACCAGCTATAAGTTTGAGATGACACAGAAGGGGGGCGAGGCTGGCGGGACTTATGATAACTACACCACCAACAAACCGAAAACCTTAATAAACAAGATAGTCGGCACACTGGCTAAAGCTCCGTTGCATATCCAACTGGAGTATGACGAAGACACTAAAGAGGGGCGGAAAGCCAAAGACAATGCCGAGAGGTTCGTCTATGGCAATATAGACCTTGCTGATACACACTTCAAGAACATAAACCTCCCATCATTTCAAGCGCAACTAGCCTATCACTCTACACTATATGGCTGGTATGCTATCAGGGCATTTATAAACCTGAATGATAAAGAGGGTGAGGATAAGGGGTATGGGATACCTCGTCTAGCGATATGGTATATGGGGGGTGTTAGCTTCGAGATGGGTGAAGATGGGCCAGCGTGGGTATGTAACAAGAAGATAGTTCCAGTTAGCCAAGCGGCAGCAGAGTGGGGTTATCAAGGTGGGACCAAGAAAGGCACAATCGCAATCCTAGACTACTGGAATGACGAGCATAATATGGTCATTATAGACGGCAAGTTCGTCAAGACACCACAAAAAGGGATACACCAACTTGGGCATGTCCCCGTGATAATCGTAGCTGCTGGTAGTGCTCCACCGATGCAATCAACAACAGAAACCGACCTGATTAAATATCAAGGTGAAGGTGCTCTAGCCCCTAATAGAGAAAGCTATGACCAGTTCGAACACCAAATGACCTACCGTTCGACAATAGTTGCCGAGGGTGTTCATGCTCCACTAGGGGCTTACTCTAAAGATGGTAAAATGCCATTCAAACGAAGTCCCTATGGGAAGGCGAGAGTAACGCAACTTTCTACGAACAATGATGAGGACATTAAACCATTGTCTACTCCTTCAATGCCTCAAGACGCCGATGCTCAACTAGCTGTAATAAACGATGAGATAACAATGGGTGGTGCTTCGGATATACTCTCAGGTATTGACTCCCCAGGCGGCTCGGCTAAAAGGGCTGGTCTCTTAGGGCATTATGCTGCTCAAGCTCTACTCAGTGCCCCACAGGAAGCTATGGAACGAGGAATAGAGTGGATGGGCAGGGAGCTGCTGTCTCAGTATAGTGAGGGAAGTTTTACTGGGCTTAAATTGCGTGGTAGAGACTGGGGTAAGAACAGGTTTAAGGTTGACTTGAAACCATCGGATGTCAAGGGTGATTGGTTTCCTGATGCTAGTTTACATCCTGATATTCCGATTGATAAGCACCAACTCAAGATGGATGCCATACAGTTAGTTGTTGCCAAGTTACTTTCTAAGGAATCAGTAAGGGATACCGACTTAGGTATTAGGGATGCCGACCTTGAGCAACAGAAGATAGATAGAGAAGAGGCAATGGACTTTATGCCGGTTAAGATTAGGCGATGGGCTGCGGCTATCCTCAAAGACGGAGGTGAAGAGAACAAGGAACTGGCTATGATGATACTTGACGAGATAGAGCGAATGAAACAACCTCAGACTCCCAGCCTCCCACATCCAGATTTGCTACGGGTTATCCTGCGGCTGAAGAGGGAGGTGTGGTCTAATGCCAGATGCACCGTGGAGGTCTCACGAAGAAATTGGCGATATACTAGAGCAACTGCTGAAACTACTCAAGAATTATGACATCATTACGCAGTTCAGTATATTACGAGAGCAGCAATCACTGGGGACAATAACTGCTTTACAAGCAAAGAATATCGCATTGCAGCTGGGGCTATCGGTAGAGGCTCTCCAGACAGCTAGAACACAGAAGCAGGAAGAGGAGACTAGAGTCACTGAGTTGAGGGCAAAAGCTGAAGGAGCACAGGCTGTCCGTGCCTTACCAAAACCACAACCTACTAGACTAATGCCAAGGGCTGAAGGTAAGTATTATCGGTTCATAGAAGATTTACCCACACCAGCGATGCAAAGCTATTACAAGCATCAATTCCCTTATATCTTTGGGAAGTTTGGGGGAGACCAATCAAGGTTGGATTGGTGGACGGGTAAGACAACCCCATTGAAAGGTTTAAGAGGGGCTAAAGACCAGAGAGCAGAAGCGCAAAGTGCGTTAAGCAGAGCACAGGAACAGAGAGGTGCGCGAGGGACTGGAACTGTAGCTCTGTATGATGCAGGACAAGCTCTAAAAGCAGCAAGCGCAAGAGTAAGGAGATTAGCAGAGAAACAACGCAGATTAGAGGCAGCACGAGACCCATTCGCAGTCTATCTTGAGAAATACCCCTTTCTGAAAGACTATATGAAGAAAGCGCCGAGAGAACGGGGCGAGTTCCCAAGCCAGTATGCGCCCCCAACAAGGCACTTAGGATTCTAATAAAGGAGGTAAATTATGGCAGCTGGAAGCTGGACTTTTACAAATGGTGGGAGAACTTCGCTAATAGACGGGACATTTGATATTGATTCGGATACCTGGAAGATGGCGCTATTCCTGAGCACATCAGACATCGGTGCGGCAAGCACAACTTTTGCGGGTGTGACCAATGAGCACGCCGCCGCAAACGGTTACACAGCTGGCGGGGCATCAGTTACTTTGGCTTTATCTGGCACGACTACAGTTAAGGCTGATGTTAGCTCTGACCCAGTGTGGACAGCGAGTGGTGGCTCAATTGTAGCCAGATTTGCGGTTATCTATGAGGTAGCTGGCAATGTATTGTGCTATTGCTTGCTTGACTCTACCCCTGCTGATGTGACCGTAACTGACGGTAATACCTTGACAGTAGCGGCACACGCAAGCGGTGTCTTTGATTTAGCTTAAGGATAGAATAATGTTCTTAACAATTAAAAATATCACCTATCACTTTGCCCACAATAAATATTTCTTTGATGCTGGGCAAAATATCGGACACGATTTTGTCTTGTATAAAACCATCCATAATAAGAACCATGTGTTTATAAAGAAAACCATTGAGCAAATTCGTGTGTTAAGACGGTCTCACAACTATGTTGAGGCAGATAAATTGCGAAATGCCATAGCATCAATGGGGGTAACACTGGGGTATGGGCGTGGTGGTCACATTATATGCCACGATTGGAGAAAGAGATACAGCTCTATCACTATTCTTAGAATAAGGTGGGTGCCAACCGAGGATGGAGTCTATGGCATTATCAACTTCTTGGGACTAAGGATAAAATGGCGTAAGAAAAGAACAATGATGGCAGCCTACGCAAGTGTAGCTTAAAATGAGAAACCTAATATCCTATGCCTTATTGATAGGAGCGAGTAGGACATATATGGAGATAAGATGGGTAAAATCCAAAAAGTAACCGACCCAGCTAAGAGGGTGAACGATGCCTACCTTGCCAAAGTTCTTGCGAAGCAGGGCATAGATAAAGACTATGTTGAACTATGGCACGACTATGCCCCCCGTAGCAAAGGCAAGGAATATAGCCCCTACGCCCGCTTTTATAAAGATAGAAAATCCAACAAGATGGTAATGGTTGTCTCTATCCTGCCTCACGTTGATACACTGGGGCACAAACTTGACTGTCGCTGGATACTGTCTAGGGGTAAATATTACTCTGGGATAAATCTGTTTTCGGCTATCGTTGAAGGTAGCCAAGTAAAACTAACCACACTCTCAGACCAACCTACGGGGGCAAAGAAGAACGATTGGGTAAAATGGGAACCGCAACTATTCCTGAACGGTATAGAGCAACTCCACACTGGGGCTACTTTACTCGCTACTGACCCTATCAATGCTGGCTACCACGATAATACCCTTGAATGGGACTATGGTATCTGTAAGCGTAGGATAAGGATATTTGAGGGCAGGTTAAGGGAACGGTGGATATTTACCTCTAACCCTAATGGCGAAGTCAGGATAAAACACAATCAGACTGGTAATTTTAAACTCAAGTTCGGGGAATACAAGATAAACGATGATGAGGAATTAGTTCCTGCTGAGGTATTTAATCAAGCTGAGTATCCCCTTGAAGTCGGAGCTACAGCTACTTATTACCCTGACCCCGATGTAGAGAATACTAGTGTTGATGGGTGGGTCGGGATAGATAGTACGACTAGCACTTGGCAATCTATAGTCGGACTAGCAGGAACTGGTTTCAATGATACTAACGACCGTGACAATATAATGCTGATAAAGAGTTCAGCGACAACAGATAGATGGCAGGAGTTACGGAGGGGATTCCTCTTGTTTGATACCAGTGGTTTACCTGATAATGCTGAAATAGGCGTGGTAACCCTCTCTATAAACGGGGGTCTTTACAAGGCAGATGATTTATCTATTACTCCAGATGCAAATATTTACTCTTCCAGTCCCTTTTCAAATACAGCGTTACAGGCTGATGATTTTGGCGATGTTGGCACTACACCTTTTTCTACTCCAATTTCTTATGCTAATTGGGTTACTGATAGTTATAATGACTTCGTTCTAAATGACGCAGGAAAAGCAGTAGACACGCAACTAAACCGACAGGGCGTGAGCAAGTATAGTCTTAGAAATGCCAACTATGATGTGGCGGAGGAATTAGACCCAGGCAATCACGCACCAAATTGGTCAAGTTCTGCAGAGTCTCGTATCCAGGCTTACTTTGCTGAACAAGGCAATGATACAGACAAAGACCCCAAGCTGGTAGTTACTTATACATCTCCTATTGTAGTAACCCCCGGGACTTTAAGCCTAACAATAACCGAATACGCTCCAGTCTTAAAGGAAACCCTGACGCCCAGCACGCTCAGTCTGACGATTACGGCTTATGCCCCATCTGTCTCCATTGGCACACTAGTTACCCCTACCACACTGAGTCTAACGCTGACCGAATATGCTCCGACTATCATAACCCCTGTTACTGTTACACCAGGGACTCTCAGTCTTACTTTAACTGGCTACGCCCCCATCTTGAAAGAGGTTGTAACTCCGCCTACATTAAACTTGAGTCTAACAAGCTATGCTCCTGTTCTTAAAGAAACAGTAACGCCTGGTACGCTAAGTTTAACAATATCTTCTTACGCACCCATATTGAAAGAAGTTATAACTCCATCTACTTTGAGCTTAGTCCTGTCTGGGTATGCCCCTATTCTTAAAGAAGTCGTTACACCAACTACTTTAAGTCTTATTACAATAGGGTATGCACCAGCGATAACTTATGGGTGGATTCTTAGTATAGATAGTTCGGTATTCTCTACGGGGTTGGAGATAACTAGCACTTTCAGCACGGGGCTAACCATAAAGTCGGAGTTTAAGGGAGGGTAAGATGTCGTATGATTTGGGCGAAGTTGTTATCTGCTCAATTACTGTGAAGAATAGTAGTGGAACTCTAACCGACCCTGCCACTTCAATGAATATAGTAATAGACAGAAAAAGCCCCAACTATGAGGCTAACATTGTAAGTTCAACAGCGATGACCAAAGACTCTACAGGGACTTATCATTATGATTTTGCTACTGCTAGTAAAGAGGTGGGGACACACGAGGTTATATTTACCGCTACGGATGGCACACGGATTACTATAGAGAAGGATACTTTTGTATTGGATTAATTATGCCAGAGAAGAGAAATCTATTAGCTGAATTAGCCAAGGATATAACACGGGACGAGGAGACTCTGAAGGGTGAGCAGTTGCTACGCTACTTTCAGGATGTTGAGCGACAGCCACAAGCACCTCCTCCTAGTGAGTTCTCCGAGCTTATCCCCGAAGAGGTATCACCCGTTATCGCCCCGCCTGATAGTGTTGGCGCAAGGATTATAAGCGGTGAAATAGCAATCCCTGATAATGGGATGCAGATTACGATAGACCCGATTGTAGGCAAGAGCCAGAGTGCTCTATTAAAACCAGATGCCTCAGTATGGCAGGATGATAAACAAATCGGGCAGTATGACTTAACGACAGGTGAATACCACGACTTTGCGGTGGAGGGTATGCCTAAATGGGCTAAGGTGTGGGGTGCTGGATGGGGTGATATTGCTACTGGTGCTGCGGGTGTAATGTATCGTTTTGGTAAGCAAGAACAGGGTGATTACCTGATGGGTGTGGGGACTAAGATGCAAAGTGGTGCTCCTGAAATGGAAGAGATAGAGCATAGCGATATTCGTATGCTTACTGAGAGCGCATTCTGGTGGCAACAATTAAGGTCATTACCCTTTATGCAGGCAGGTTTAATAGCAGGTGGTGGCTTTGGTGCTATCGCTGGAGGCGCAATAGCTGGTGGGACAACGGCTGCTACAGGGATATTGGCACGGTTTGGGGGGAAGGCATTACTCGGTAGGGCTGCGGGATTTGGTGTTGGTGAAGCTATCCCAGAGTCTTTGATGGAAGCGGGTATGGCTTACAATGAGGCTAGACAAAGAGGCTTCGCTAAAGACGAATGTAATGAGGTCTGGGATAAGGTCTTCTGGGGTAATATGAAGGTGCTCCCAGCCTCTAATATGCTTCAGTTCCTTGCCTTCTTCGGAGGTGCTAAGGTCTTCGGCGGCAAGGTAACAGGACTACTCAAAAGGATGGCAATCGGTGGTATAAGTCAGGGAGCTGAGGAAGTTTTACAGGATATAGAGACAAGAAAGGCGTTGGGTGATGAGGTAGTCTGGGATAAGAGTATGGCACAGCAGGCTATGTCTGGGGCTGTGATGGGCTTGATGTTTACTACCGGTGGCAGTCTTATGGATAAGATTGCTAACCGCTCAATAGAGCAGATGCCTCCTGATATGAGAACGCAGCTTGAGGATTACAAAGCCCGCTTCATAAAACAGGGTATGCCCGAACAGCAGGCTGAATTACAGGCATTAAATGAGATAGCCAAGACAGACGAGGGGGGTAAACTCATAGAGAAGGTCGCCAAGCAAATAGCAGGGGGACTGGAAGCTGGAAGATTAGCCCCCATACCTATGGACAAAAGCACTTGGGATATAATGGCTGGTCAAGATAAGCTGAACCTCGTTAAATCTCTTGGGCTAGACTGGACTGTAGCTGGTAAATCATTTGAGGCATTAACTGAAACAGAACGGGCATCACTAACAGTTACCCCAGAGATAGCCCCAGAAGCCGTGAGACCGCCAACAGAGGCTGTTAAGCGAGAGGTTGGTGTAAAGCTACCAGAGGCTGCAACTACTAAACTCCCTTACCAAATGACAAAGGCTGAGTTTGTAGCTGACAGGAAAAGACGGCTCGAAGATGTGCTAATGGTTGACCCTAAAAAGCGTATCTCTTCTGAAGTGTTACATCGGAGGTCAGTTAAAGATGCATTAGATAGCGGATGGGCTGTTTCCCCTGAAGTATTAAAGGACTACCCTGACCTAGCACTACCCACCCCCTCTCCAGTAACCCCTGAAGTAGCACCAGTAGAAGCTCCTGCTGTAGCACCTGTTCCTAAAACACTCACTGCGCAAGTGAAGGAAATGTATTCTGGTATTCAGGATGAGATAAGAGCTGCCAAGGCTGGATTAAAAGGGTTGAAAGGGCAGGAGGCACAGGCAGCAAGGCAAAGTATAAAACTGATGGAGAGGGAACTTTCTAGTATAGATAAACTCCTTAGTGGGGTTGATGTAGTGGCGAAGGATGTCAAAACACTTCGCCAGAAGATAATGGCTGTTTCGGCTTATAAAGGCTTACCAGCAACGCAACGCCGAGCTTTGTTCAAAAAGACTACTGGCGTAGCTAATCTAACCTCTATGACTGAGGCTCAACTCTCAGAGGTGTTAGAAGTTGTCCAGAAAGCCAGACCCAAGACTATCAAGGGTAAGCATGTGTTGAAGGAGAGCACCGAAAGGGGCATCCAGTCACTCAGAAAAGAACTTATCAAAAACGGGAAGCTGAATGAGGCTACCTATAAAAGGATACTCAAGGATAACAAGTTACTGACAGATAAATACCAAAGCTCGGATTGGTTTATTACAGAGAGAGAAGGGCGAGAGCTTATACGGGCAATCAATAGAGAAGCTGAGGTTGGCTTAATAGAATACGACAATATAATTAGTGGGGTTATGAAGGATAACCCCACTATCGCAAAGGCTATTGAGGGAATAAAGAGCAGGATTGAGAAAGCAAAGCCACCTGAAGGCGTAGGCGTTAGCCCCTTCTTCGATATGCCTATATATGTCCAGAAGCTACAGGAGAGAACTAGCAGTAGGATATACGATGTTTATGAGAAGGCTCTCCGCTTGGCCAATGAGACTGACCGCCGAGTTGACTTGATGGATAAGGCGTTAGAAAAGGTTACCCCTGAGTTTCGGGATATAGCGAGGGATGAAAAAGCATTAGAACGGATTACTCAGTATATCGCCTCCAAGCATAAGATGGGGCCAGAAGCACCAGCGAATATCACTGAGGCTGAGATTAAAATAGCCGACCAAATTAGCAAGGACTTATTCAGTTATCAGAATGATGTTAGATACTACCGTTTTTACAATGCGTATTATAAGTATAATGCCAATGCCGATTTGATTAGTGAAGAGATACATGCGCCTGTCGAAGACATAAGAGAGGCAATTAAAATCTACGAATCAAAAGGGGCTACTGCCCTTGGCAAATATCTCAAGACTAAAAAGTGGGGTGTTATTGAGAGTGGCTATGAGCCGCATATTGCAGTCAACCCCAAGTTACAACTCCATAAGGTAAGGGCAGCGATTGTGGGGAAAGGACACCTGAAATCCAGAGAGGGGATAAACTTCGGCCCACAGGAGAAGAATATCCTACAGCGTAGGAAAGCCTATATCAAACAAATGGAGAACCTGAAGCTAGAGCCGTATTTTCGTGAAATGGGTAGAATGTTCCAAGCTGATGTAGCACCTAAACTTAAAGACCCTCACAAGGTTGGGTATAATCTTGACTTAGCGATAACTGAAATGAAGGGTTACTACCCGCAAGAGTGGTTCGCTAAGTTGGCTATGCGGATGGCTGGTTTCACATTTAGTAACTTAGCTCTCTCCCCTCATATGTTTGTTAGAAACCTATTCCAGAACCCAGCCCTACATCCTGATGTCGCTAAGATACTTGACCCCCGTAATGACCTTCTTTCGGAGCAAGACTTAGAGTATATGGAAACCTATGTTCAGAACTATAAGGCAGTGATGCGGGAATGGTTGATGCAGGAAGGGATGGGGAATACAAGAGTTGAGAGATTCATAAGAAAAATATCCTACTATGGTAAGTCAGACCAGATAAACAGAATAATCGCCTTTCATATAAGCCTTAATAAGGCGAAGATGGCAATAGCCCGATTCAAAAGAGATGGTAATGTTCAGAAGCTCATCAATACTTCTGGGATGCTAGATATGTCTCGGACAGAGCAGGTTAAAATCCTAGAAACTCTAGCACGAGATAGGGTTAGCTATGGAGTCCCATCACTCAAGGATGTAACGGGGAAGGAAGCCGCTGCTAGGGATATTGCGGAGTTCGTAACTACCAGAACACATTTGAGATACAGACGGCGAGCTAGAGCTCCAGTAGAAATGGGTATCTCAGGCAGGATATTGGGCAACCTTATGACCTTCCCTCGTGGCGTAAATCAAATGATGTATCTGCGTGCAGAGAAGATAAAACCGAGTTACAAGGCTACTACGGCTGAGAAACGCAGTGCAACCAGGATGCTACTTCAGGCTGCCGTAATGATGTATTTGTCGGGTAGTCTTTATTGTATGCTTACAGGCAAGAGGCGAAACCCATACGACCTGCTTTCAATGTTGTTAAGTTGGGGGCCTGGGGGATTAGCGATTGGTTCAATCCAAGCGATTACTGATATTTTCAACGATATAAATGGAATAATACATGGGGAAGAGTGGGGGATGAAGAACTTGGTTAAAGACTTACCTCGTGCAGGGGATATGTTTATCCCCCTATATGGGATTACATTAAATACCCTGGAGGCTGTCGTTGATGAAAAATATCTTGATAGAAAGAAACTGCGTGAGATAGTGGCAATCTTTGATGCAAACTATACAGTCAACGATGACTTCTATAAACAGGAGAGGAATTGGTATCAGAAATTACAGCATGCCATTTTCGGAGGAGAAGTCCCTGACCTGAAGCTAATTGAGGTAGCAGTCAAGGGCGTTGATGAAGCAGTGGGGATGATTGGCAAAGAGGATACTGCTAAAAAAGAGAAGGCTTTAGCTGGGGTAGAGGGTGCTGAGAAGCGGGTGGAAATAGAGGGGAAAGATTGGACATATACCACATCGGACTTGGGTTCAGCTATTAGAAGTGCCACCTATGGGCTTGAGCCAGATATGAGGAATACCGATAATGGATTGCCAGAAATAGTAGAGTATTACTGGGCATTCAAGGAGCAACGAGATTACTACTATGATGATTTGACATCCAGCCAACAGAAGGAATATAAAGACGGCCACCCTGAGTTTGTGGCGGATATGGTGTTTTGGGGAACATGGTCGACTATCTATGACGGAGACACGGAGGCGAGGGTAAAGGGACTGGCTAGGGAATATGGTATTCCCCAAAATGCTATCCCCGCGCTAGGGAAGAAGCAGGAAGAGATTATGCCACCTCCACCCACCTCCACCCCATCACCACCTACTAGCCAATCACTTGATGATTATGCGGAGTCTTTATTCCGCTAACCAAATACAGAAAATAAAAGGAGAAGAGAATGTCAGAAGACGAAACTTTGGAGCAAGGAGCTGAGCTTGCGGAGTCTGAATCTAAGCCTGCGGAGTCTGTAGAGATTCCAGAGGGTGAGGAAAAGGTTTCAAAGGGCGAGGAAAAGGTTTCAGAGAAGAAGCCAAAAGAGGCTATCCCCGCTGAAGTCAAGGCTGCGGCAGATGCGGTGGAGACTTACAGGAAATCTGAGGCTTATCAAAAGGAAATCCAATCAGCAAAGGACAAATCTATCAACGAGGAAACCGCACCATTGCGGCAGGAAATCGCTGACCTGAAACAGTCTGCGGCTGATAAGGAACTTACTACTAGGGAATCAACGGAGAGTGCGAAGTGGACAGAAGATGGTATCCCAGAGGAAACTATTAAAAGTTTTCACGAAGCTGGGCGGGCGCTAATTGTCCTAAAAAATGCCACCGAGACTTCTGCGTCTAAACATCAAACTGAACTAGCCGAACTCCACGCCTACAAGTTATCTCAAAAGACAGGGGTGGAGATGAAGGCCTTGCTCGGTTGTAAAACCCCAGAAGAGATGGACGCAAAGGCGCAGGAACTCGTTGATAAGGCCAAGGATGCCAAGATTGTGAGTCTTGAGGAGGAGAAGAAGGCGGCGGTGGAGAATGCAGCCAAAACTCAGAAAATCGCTTCTGACACAACTGGTGCGACTGGGGTTGATATGGAGTCAATGTCGCCTCGGCAACTAATCCAACTTGGCGTTGACAAACAAAAGAAAACTTAATAGGAGGACAAAATGGCTAATACCTTTGTAGAGCTTGAAAAGCTATCTACTGACCCAATCAAAAAGGGGATTATGAAAACTATCATCTATAATTCTCCCCTTATTCCTGACCTGCCTTTCATCACCATCAACGGCAACTCGTATCTATATAACCTTGAAACAACGGAGGCTGCGGCTGATTGGTATACGGTCGGTGATGTTTGGGCAGAAGGTGCTCCCAAGTGGGACCAACGCTCTGTAGCGTTAAAGGTTCTCGGCGGGGATGCCGATGTTGATAGCTTTATGCAACAAACAAGAAAAGACCAGGATATTGCGGCTTCCGTGATTGAACTGAAGTCAAAAGCAATCGGCTATAAGTTTGACCTAGATTCAATTATGGGGGGCACTACTTCGCAGGTTGATAGTAAATCAATGAATGGCTTGATGCTTTTGACGGCTCATTGCGAGACCAACACATCTACCCTGACTACCGACTGGGATGCGCCAAACAATGCATCAATCGTTGATGCTGATGCGTCAGGTGCCTCAGCAACACTAACCCTGGCTAAGATTGATGAGTTAATTGATGCGGTAAAGACAAGCCCTGTTAATTGTCTACTTATGAGCAAGGCAATGAGGCGCAAGGTTAGTGCTTTAGCTAGGGCTTCTGGTTCAGTT